TGGGTCTGGCCTGCTGTCGCGCTGCCTGCAGGCGGCGAAGCCTGAGGCAGTGGTAAACGCCGTCCGTATCGGATTCCCTCCCGAGGTCGGCGCTGCTCGCCTGCTCACTGCACCCGAGCCATTCTCGGAGACCGCTCGGCAGCCGCCGCCGTTCCCCTCGAGCGCCAACTATGACGCAAAGGCGTGGCAGTTCGTCATGCGCCACGCATCGCCTGGCGCGCTGTTCTGGAACGTCGGAGCATGACCATCGTTAGGATGGCGCGATGACCGACTCGCATCCACAGGTAGGGCGTCGGCTCCTCCTGACCGCTGATGTTGCCGAGCGCATCGAGCAGGCGGTCCGCTCTGGCGCATACATCGACGACGCTGCTCAGTACGCAGGGGTCTCCGAGCGCACGCTCTACCGCTGGCTTGCTAGAGGGCGAGAGGTGGAGGCGCTCGTAGACGCTGGCGAGGACGTGTCGCCTAATGACGTACTGCTGTTGCAGTTCTGGCAGTCCACACAAAAGGCGCGAGCCGAGGCAGTGCTTCGGAACGTCGCGCTGATCCAGCAGGCAGCGCAGGCTGGCTCATGGCAGGCGGCAGCGTGGTATCTCGAGCGCACCGCCTGGCAGAAGTGGGGCAGACGCACGATGCTGACCGGAGACGGCGGCGAGCCGATCCGAGTGGACACTGACCACCGGCAGACCCTCCGGCAGGTGCTCGGACTGGACGACGATGCCGCTGCTGCAGACGGCTGACAACCGCTCGTGGATCGACCGCTGGCGCGACGACGGGACGCTAGCGAGCCGCATCGAGGCACTGACGCCGGAGCAGGCTCGGGAGTTCCTCACGCTCTGGGAGGTCTGGAGCCGACCTAATCAGCGCATCCCCGAGGGTATGGGCGAAGCGTTCCGAGTCTGGATCTTTCGTGCCGGTCGAGGCTCGGGCAAGACCCGCTCGGGAGCGGAGACCTGCCGCCAGAAGACCAAGCATGTCGGGCGCATCGCTCTCGTGGCGCCGACTGCCGCTGACGTTCGGGACGTGATCGTGGAGGGCGAGTCGGGCATCATGTCCGTGTTCCCTAACGACGAGCGCCCGAGCTACGAACCGTCGAAGCGCCGAGTGACGTTCAAGAACGGCGCCGTGGCGTTCACCTACTCGGCTGAGGAACCGGAGCGCCTCAGAGGTCCGCAGCACGGCTGGGCGTGGATCGACGAGCCTGCCTCGATGCCGTCAGGGCAGGCGATGCTCGACAACCTCCTGCTCGGTCTCCGGCTCGGCTCTGCGCCGTGGGCGATGGTCACAGGCACTCCGAAGCCGCTGAAGTGGCTGCGAGAGTTGAGCGACCGCCCGGACACGGTGACCACGACCGGGACCACGTTCGACAATGAGCGCTACCTCGCCCGTGGCTTCATCACTGACGTGCTCGGCCGCTACGAAGGCACGCGCCTCGGTCGGCAGGAGTTGTTCGCCGAGTGGCTGGAGGACGTGGAGGGTGCGCTCTGGACGCAGGCGATCATCGACGACAGTCGCATGGCGTCGTTCGACCTCGCTCGCCCGTGGGACTCGCTGAACGCCTGGCTCGTCGCAGCCGGTCTTACGCCACGCCAGGATCGGAGGCTCTGGCGCATCGTCGTCGCCGTGGACCCTCCCGGCGAGACGGCAGAGTGCGGCATCGTCGTCGCTGCTGCACCGACACAAGGGCAGGCAGGCGTCGATCACGTCGTGATTCTGGAGGACGCCAGCATCGCCGGACGCCCCGAGGTGTGGGGCAGTCAGGTCGCCTCAGTGGCTCGCAAGTGGGGCGCCGAGCGCGTTGTCGTGGAGAGCAATCAGGGCGGCGACATGACCCGAGCGACCATCGCCGCCGTAGACCCATCGCTACGGATCGAGAAGATCCACGCGAAGGTCGGCAAGGCGGCACGAGCAGAGCCGGTGTCGGCGCTCTACGAGCGCAGGCTGATCCATCACGCCGGGTTCCTGCCGATGCTTGAGCAGCAGATGACGACCTGGGTCTCAGGTGACAAGTCGCCCGACCGGCTGGACGCCCTCGTTCACGCTGTGTCGACGCTGGTCACGGCGCAGGCGAAAGTGCAGGCATCGGTCCGCTCGGTCGCTAACCGTAGGCTCCCGGCATGACCTGGCTGCTCGTCGCTCTCGCCACCTATCGCCTGACGCGCCTCGTCACCACCGACACGCTGACCGCTCCCGCTCGAGAGTGGGTGCAGGCACGCTACGACCGGCTCGGCTATCTCGTCGGCTGCGACTGGTGCTCGTCGATGTGGCTAGCTCCCGGTCCGGTACTGCTCGCCGTACTCGCTCCCAACTCGGCGTGGACCCTGGTCCTGCTCGGCATCCCTGCCGCCTCGGCGGTCGTCGGGATCGTGGCGACGCTCGTCGGACGCTGGGAAGATTCTTAGAGATTCTTTGCGCTAGAGCTAGACAGCACGACCGGAGTCGGTATATACTGCCTACATGAGCACGACCACCACCAAGTACGACATTGAGACCGAGGTCTACCGCTTCCTCAAGGCGAAGCACACTTACGAGACCGCTCGCCTCGGCTCACCTGCCTACGATGCTGCCGAGCGCCACATGGAGCGCATCGTCGAGCGCGCCGAGCGCAGCGGCAACCTGCAGGCCTTCCTGTTCGTTCTGCACGGTCGGTGAGCACGATGGATCAGGCAACACGAGTCCAGACCTTTCTGCACCTCGGCGCACGCAACTTCCTCGCCATCTCGGGCGGTCGATGGGAGACCGTCGACGCCGACACCATCTCGCTACCGGTTCACTACGGCTACTCGGTCGAGATCAAGCTCAACCGAGGCCAGGATCTCTACGAGGTGCGGCGCATCTTCCGGCGTGGCACAAAGCGTTGGGTCAAGGGGGAGCAGTTGAGCGTCTACTGCGACGAGGTCGGCGAAGTCGCCTACCGGGCGTCCTGCTACCTCGACGAGTTCTAGGCGTAAGGCAGCACGTCCGGCCACGGCGTCTTCTTGCCGAGGCGCTGCCTCCCCGGAGCCGAGACCTTCCGTCGGCTCCGGGGCGACGGACCATCCCACTACCGACCGAGGAGGTCACACATGAGCATCATCTTCCGAGACCCACCACCCGAGACGCGACGCACCCGTGGCGCAGCGCAGGCGTTCGTCGAGGCGCTCTACGCCAACCCGAACCGCTGGGCTGTCTACTCCGACGGCATGACGCAGAAGGCAGCGTCCGGCTTCGTCAGCCGCAGCCGTCGCCGCTTCGCTGACATCGACTGGCGAGCAGCGATGGAGCAGGACGGCACCTGGAGCGTCTACGGACACTTCAAGTTCTAGACTGCCTGACGCTGGTCGAACGCCTGCCTCGCTCATGTGGGGCAGGCGTTCACGCGTTCCGGGTGATGTAGGCTAGCGACCGTGGCGCGCAGGAGAGCAGAACCGGCACCGAAGTGGAACAGCCTCGTCGCTGCTGCCGAGGTCATGACCGCTCCGTCGCAGCCGCTCCGAGCCATCGCCCACCGTGGCGAGGCATGGCAGGGCGCAGCGTGGAACTACTACGACACGGTCGGTGAGTTGCGCTTCGCCTGCCAGTGGATCAGCAACGCCGTGTCGAGAGTGAACCTCGTCGCTGCTGCGCCGCCGACCGGACCGGGTGACGAGCCGACCCCGATCAGCCCGGATGACCCGACGTTCACGCCAGGCCAGCGACGCGCCGCAGAGATCGTCGCCGATCTCGCCGGAGGTTCATCGGGCCAAGGGCAGATGCTTGCCTCGTTCGGTATCCACCTGACCATCGCCGGTATCGGCTGGCTCGTCGCAGAGCCACCGCTCGACGACCCGCTCGACGACTCGTTCGCCCTCTGGAACGTGTTCAGCTCCGAGGAGATCCGGCAGGCATCGGATGGTCGCATCGAGATTCGGGTCAGCTATCGCGAGTGGCGACCGCTGCACCCGAACGCCGTCGTCGTGCGCGCCTGGCGCCGTCACCCTCGCTACAGCTATCAGCCCGACGCCCCGACGCGTGGCGTGCTGAACGTGCTCCGAGAGATCGAACTCCTGCAGCAGCACATCCACGCCTCAGCGCAGTCTCGGCTCGCTGGTGCTGGCATCCTGACCATCCCGAGCGAGGCAGTGTTCCCTCCCGGCCAGGGACCACAGTCGGCAAACGAGGACGTGCTGCCGCAGAATCAGAACGTCACCGCTCCAGAGGACTCGTTCGTCGACACGCTCGTCGACAGCATGACGGTTCCGATCGGCGACCGCTCGTCTGCCGCTGCCGTCGTGCCGCTGGTCATCCGCATCCCTGGCGAGTTCGTCGACAAGGTGCGGCACCTGACCTTCGCTACCCCGTTTGACGACCGGGTGCTGGCTCTCATGGAGTCGGCGGTCAAGCGGCTGGCGCTCGGTCTTGACATACCGCCCGAGATCCTCACGGGCACCTCGGGCATGAATCACTGGGGCGCCTGGCAGGTTGAGGAACAGGCGATCACGCTGCACATCGAGCCGCTGTCCGAGGTCATCACCCATGCCCTCACCATCGGCTTCCTGCGCCCGGTGCTCGAGAGCGAGGGCTTCGACCCCGACGAGGCGATGGTGTGGTACGACACGAGCGACCTTACGGCACGCCCGGACAAGACCCGGCAGGCCATCGAAGCGTATGACCGCATCGAGTTGTCCGCCGCTGCGATGCTGCGCGAGGTCGGTCTCTCCGTCGATGACATGCCGAGCGAGGAGGAGAAGCGTGAGCGCATCCTGCTCTCCGTCGCTCGTGGCGCGCCGACTCTCGCACCGCCCCTGCTCGTCGAGTTGGGCTACCTCTCGCCAAGTGCGATTCCGGTCGACGTAGAGGCCGCTCCTGTGGCACCTGCTGCGCTCCCTGCCGTAGAGGCGACGCAGGGACCACCCGAGCAGCAGACGGTCAACGGCGACGCTCTAACGGCTGCGTGCGACGTGCTGATGCACCGAGCGATGGAGCGTGCCGGTGCCCGACTCCGGTCGGCTGCAGGCAAGCGCACGCAGGGCGGCGCAGCGGCGATCCCGTGCGACGACCCGAGCCGCCTGCACTGCACTGTCGACGCCACCTCGTTCGCGGATCTCGGCTCGCTGCTCGAGGGCGCCTGGGGCATCGTGCCCGACATCGCCAAGCGTTGCCGAGTGGACTCGGACACGCTGACGCTCAGCCTCGACCGCTACGCCCGTGCTCTGCTGGCGACTGGCGAGCCGCACACTCACGAGAGACTCGCTCATGCTCTCGGAACCGCCTGACGACCTCGCCGACCGGATCGTCTGGCGCAGAGAGGCAGAGGAGACCTTCGCCGACAAGGTCCGGCGCAGGCTCACGCAGATCGTCGTCGGAGCGTATGACGCCTATCTCGGCACGCTGACCGCAGCAGGTGATCTGTCGGCGTTCGACTCCATCCCGCAGCAGTGGGGCGTCTACGTGCTCGACGAGTTGAGCGACGACCTTGACGCCATGTATAAGGCTGGCGCTATCACCGCGTGGAATCAAGCCCCGACGACCACCACGCTGCCGACGAGCGCAGCGACGGGCTGGGCGCAGATCATCGCTGAGGACGCGTTGCAGTATCAGAGCCAGGCGACGAACCGACTCGTCGGTGTCGGCGATGACATCTGGAGGCAGGTGAACTCGCAGGTGACGGACGCACTGCAGAAGGGCGCGAGCACCGAGGACCTCAAGAAGGGCATCGAGCGCATCACGACGTTTAGCGAGCAGCGCGCCGACACGATCGCCCGGACCGAGATGAACGCTGCCTTCGTGAACGGCGCCTATGAGGGTGAGGTGGCGCTCGGCGAGCACGGGCCGGTCTACAAGGAATGGCTGCCGGTCGGCGACGCTCGCACGCGCCCCGAACACCTAGCGATGGAGGGCGTCATCGTCCCGTTCGGCGAGGACTTCATCGTGGGCGACGAGCCGATGGCGCATCCGCTGGCCGACGGAGCTAGCGCAGGCAACGTCGTAAACTGCCGGTGCGACACACTGTTCTTCTATCCGGGCGATACCTTGCCAGACGGCACGTTGGTCGAGGCTCCGGCGACCATGTCGCAAGCGGTCGAGATCGCCGACGAGGTCGCAGCAGCCGAGGAGATCCCTGCCGGGTTCCGACCAGGGCCGAACGGCGAGCGACAACTTGCAGAGGCGTTCGATACGAGCGGCGGACCTGCTGCCCGAGCAGCAGCAGCGAACGAGGTTCTCGAGGGCATAGGTCGGCTGCATGGTCTACCCAATGACGGCGCTGCAGTCACGACTGTCCGCTTCGGCAGCTCTGCGGATCGCAAGGGTGGACACTTCGCCACGGCGAGCAGAGGCGTTCGACCTCGTCGCACTCGCACGATGACAGCCGCTGAGTGGAGCGCAAAGGTGCGTGAATACAACGCACGCCCGGTAGCTCCAGAGGTGCTCATCAACAAGACCGGCACCATCGGCGATGAGATGTTCTCGCTGGCGCATGAGACCGGCCATCGTGTCGACTGGGTCGGCGGCTCACGCTTCCGCACGCGCCAGATATGGACCGAGAACGCAGAGATTCGCGCACTCATGTCCAAGTATCAGAGAGACTGGCTAGAGCACGTCGACGAGATCAACGACCCGGAGGTGCGAGCGGTTGCGAGCCTCGGTCGTGAGGTTCGGTCAGCCGAGTCAGTTGACAGATACCTCAAGCGGTCCACTATCGACTATCGCCAATACTTCACCTCGCCAGAGGAAGTGTTCGCTCGCGCATACTCGCAGTGGATCACCGAGCAACTAGACGACCCGAGGATGCTGGCGACGCTGCGTGAGCATCAAGAGAAGGGCTTCCAGTTCACCGATGAGGAGTTCGACCGGATTCGTCCCCATATCCTGACGATCCTCAAAGAGCGAGGACTGATGACCGAATGAGCATGAACCCGGACGACCTGAGCGACTACGACCGGCTCAACACCGAGGACGAGCGCCAACCGCCTCGCTTTACGAGACCAT